TCAATAATTTCCCTGCTTAGGGCAATAAGGAAGGCGGGCCAACACGACAAGTCATTGACCACCGCAATCGCACAAGGATAGTTAAGTATGTTTTGCGCTCTTGCTCTTGCAAAACAACGGTTTACCTTGGGCGACATCTTCCCCCGCGGTGGTTGTAGCTTTAGCTACATTATGACTTGGCGTTTGGCGGAGTTTACTCGCAACTGACTGATATTAGTTAGCGATCTTAGAGACTATGTTTTGCGCGTCAGCGTTGTGCAAAACAAGGAGCGATTAAAATATTGTGCTAACGCCAAATTACGCAAATTGTAGTATGGTTAGTCGGCGTACAATTCATTTTTTAGCTTTAGCTATCAATAAAAAAGGGGGTTTGATATCAGCTACGATATATTTTAACACAATAAGGATTTAAGTTTCTTTTGGTCAAGGTTTTCTTTTTAAAGAAAAGATTGTGCACTGTCGTTGCAATACGACTCTTGTTTGGTTACTTTATGAAAGTAACTGCATTTGTTTTACTTTGTGCAAGCAAAGTAATTTAATATGTCTATATTTTTATTTATTTTATTAAGTTTATAAAATCACGAGGAGCCACGCACCGCAGATGATTTTAAGTGAAGGGAAGGGGTTTCTGGTCAACCACTGAGAATTAAGGCAAACGACGATTATAAGAAGCCCCTTCCCAAACCTAGAGAAAGTCCCCACATTAATTTTGCGAAAACCCTTAGATTCTCTCAAAAACCCAATTATTAACTGTTATTTAGATATATTGACTATATTCCCCTATTAAGTCCCCTAAACTTCGTCCCATTAGTCCCTTAGTCCACCCTAAAGGGTGGACATAAGTGGACTAACTTTGGCTTTTTAAAAAACCTTATAATCATTGGACTAAATGGAAATCTCAATGATCTTAAGTTCATAGTTAGTCCAGCCCCTTTGGACTAACTTTTAGTCCAGTATCGTTGGACTAAAAACGAACTTTGTGTAAGATGAACATACAAAATATGGAGGAATATGATTGTACCAGAAAGACTAAAGCTTTTATTAAAGCATCATAGATTAGAAGATAATTACAAACCGCTCTCATACATAAAGGGCGAAGACGTTACCAAGCTGAAACCACCTGAATGGTTAATGGAGGATTTCATAATGGAAGAGGGATTTACAGTACTGCACTCTGACGCAGGCGTTGGTAAAACATTTTTGGCTCTTGATTGGGCAAACACAATAGCAAATGGTTGGTCTTGGTTTGGTCGTGAGACTCAAAAGACTACTGTATTATACGTACTAGCGGAAGGAATTGGGTACCTAGGTGCTCGTGTAACCGCTTGGAAGAACAGGAGAAATGCCTCCATATTTCCACCTGTCTTCTATTACACGAGCGCGGTGCCCTTATTTGCTCCTCCTGGAAAACTCCCTACGGCAGAACAGTTGGATTTTTTGGATATGGTAGAATCTGTGGATCCAGGCCTTATAGTTTTTGATACACTACAACGTTGTACCGTAGGTGCTAATGAAAACCTACAACAAGATATGGGACAGGTTGTAGCTATGGTTGATACCATTAGACAGAACTTTAACTGCGCAGTTATGGCCGTACACCACGATACAAAGAGTGGGGAATCTATGAGAGGATCTAGTGTTATCAGGGCATCTGCCGATACGACTATACACCTTACTGCACGTGGAGATAATGACGGATTTATTGAAATGGAGTGCACAAAACAAAAAGATGCTGAGCCATTTAAACCTTGGAGTTTAATGCTTACCTCTGACCAGGAAAGTGGCTCCGCGTCGCTGACTGCGTACCAAGAAGGTGTTAAAGCTAGAGACTATTCCTTACTTAAAGCTTTGGCTGATATTACTACCTTTAGGGGAGAGAAATTCTTTAATAAAGCTTGGAGAGAAGCTGCGAATATGGAAGGTGGCCGTTTTGAGCGTCCAAAGGCTCAGCTTATCAGAGAAGATCTTGTTACGCAAACGGGTGACGGAAGAAGTAAACAATATAGTGTTTCTAAGGAAGGTTGGGATATAATAGAGAGTGAGAGTTCTAGACCTGTTCCTAGAATTGAGCACGTCCAGGACGATTTGCTAGACGAGGAGGGCAAATAGTAGCGGTAATAAGATGCCGAAATTGCGGCGTACGACCAATTAACGTGTTCGGTATGCCTACTGAGATTAAGGACGGGTTTTGTAAATCTTGTCGTGAGATATTGTCTCAGATTTTACAAAAAGTTAATAGTTAGTGTTATAGTACGACTATGACTAAAGATGTTAAGGCAGGTAGGCCTAAACGTTCTGACGCAGATTTGTTATCTGATAGAGCGAAAGTTAAAGCACAAATCTTTGGAGCAAATAATGAAGTTTTTCAATTCGATCAAGATGCCGAAATTTATTTACCTCCACCGCCAGCAAAAAAAGGTACAAGTCTCTGGAAAGCGTGGGCTATGGAGTCTTTCTTGGAGTGTATTAGGTACGGACTTACCTACACCGAAGCTTGTAAGCGTATCGGTGTTACAAGAAAATGGTGGGAAGAAAACTCAATCCGACATAAAGACTGGGCAGCTGAAGCAAGACAAATTAGATCTGGTGATGCAGTTAAGGATTCCTACCCTGATTTATCGAATATGTCCTTTTCTGAATTTTGCAAATTATATTTTAACGTTGACTTTGCTCCGCATCAATTTGAGATAGAAAAAAATTTAGCTGATCCTACAGGACGACTTGTTTTAGTATTAGGCCACCCTGAATCTGGAAAGTCTACTTTATCTGCATTGTGGTATCCAGTATATAAAATGTGTCAGAATCCAGACATACGTATTGCTCTAGTAACTAAGTCTGGAGAAAAAGCACAAGACTTGCTTGGAAGAATTAAAAGATATTTAACTGATCCGCATTTATATAAGGATTGCGAAAGAAATCTAATAGAAGACTTTAATGGATTTAAGTCACAAAAATCTGACGGTTTTGGTTGGTCTAAAGACCAAATAACCATACGACAAAGAGAGTCTGGTGAGAGAGATCCAACTGTTCAGGCCTTATCAGTAGGTAAGCAGATTTATGGGTCAAGACTTGACTTATTAATTCTTGATGACGCTTTGACATTAGAAAATCAACAAACTGATGTTAGACGAAGAAGAATTGACGAGTGGTTTACGCAGGAAGCTAGGTCTAGGGCCCAAAGAGGTCAGACCTTAGTTAACGGAACAAGAATTCACCCATTAGATAATTACGGACAATGGAAAGATTCCTGGAAAGAACATAAAATATTTAAACACGTATCTATACCTGCAATTTTAGAAGAACATACAGATAACGAAAAACCTAATTGGAAAGAGTATTGGTCCTTAGACGGTAAATGGGAAGAAGATGAATCAATTGGTACAGAAGTTTTTATACCTGGGCTTAGAGACATACGAGATGAAATATGTTCTAGAGATCCGCTGAGGTGGAAACTTGTGTATCAACAAGAAGATGTTCAAAACGAAGAGGGAATATTTAAACAAGAACTTATAGATAATGCTTTAGAACTAGGTGCTTCTAGAAGTATTGGTCAGGTATATCCTGAAGAGATTTTAATACTTGGAATTGATCCTGCTACTACTGGTAGAGCTGCATCAGTTTTGCTTGCGTACAATCCTGAAACAGGAGTTAGAACTGTTGTTGATATTTTTGTGGGATTTAGATTAGGTGCGACTGGCGTACGAAATAAATTAATGTATGAGTTTTGGGAAAAATACAAAGACCATAGAGTTGCATATACAGTTATTGAAACAAACTTTGCTCCTACGATACTAGGAGATGATACTGTAAAGAATCGTGCTGAGTGGGCAGGAACTCGTATGATTGAACATAAAACAACTGGTGCTGGTAAAAAACGAGGATCTAAATGGGACGAAGAGTATGGAGTCGGCGCTATGCAGGCTTTATTTTATAGCGGCCTTATTGCGTTTCCTTCAGCAACAATTTCTGATAAACAAAAGCTTGAGCCTTTGATAGATGATATGCTAGTATTTCCTTGGGCGAAACAACAGGACGCTTTGATCGCTTTGTGGATTGCAAATGGAGAATGTAAGAACTCTTCATTATTTAGTGTTGATTTAACAAAAGTCGTGTCAAGACGGAATATTCCGCCTATTATAAGAGATAGAATGTTTACAAGGAATAAATGAGTAATAATTTAAATTTTGGTACACCATTAGAAAACGCAAATTCAGCAGGTAGAAATCTTTCTCCTTCTCAAAAATATTGGGATAGAAGAAATCAATTAATAGAAACTCACTCTGAGCATAAATCTAGAGTAAAAGAAATTACTTCCATTGTTAATGGAGAGTGGCATATGCTTTGGGCTAACTTGACTGCTACTGCCGAAGCACCTTCAGTTGCAAATATTATTGAAATGGGCATACATCATTGGTCTGCTATTGGCGGTGCCGTTATGCCTTCAGTCAGAATCCCTGTCCCTGTTAATGCAGATTTAAAAGGCGGCGAAAGAGCTGCAAGAAAAAGAGAACGTAGAGTAAAAGAATTATGGAGTGGCTCAAACATAAACGAGCTAATGGCTCAATGGTGGGGTGATTATGCAGGAGCTGGTGCAGCATATTGTGGCGTATGGTCAGACTTTTCCGAAGATCCCGCTAAAAGAAATCCGTATCTACAAAGGTTAGACCCTAGATATTGTTATCCAATTAAGGATACAAAAGGAAATATTATTGAGCTATTAGTTGCTAAAAGAGTATCTACTGATGTTATTTTAAAACAGTATCCAGTAGCTAGAGGTGTGTTAGATCCTAGAGTTACCGAAGTAGAAGAGTGGTTTTGGTTTTTTCCAGACAAATATATTCATATGATTGCTGATGCTTCAAAAACAGGTATGCAAAAAAGAACAGGAATTATCCTAACTGAAGAAAAAAACAAGTTAGGTAAAGTGCCTGTTGTTGAAGTTACAGTACCTTCATTTGACGGACAACCAAGAGGAATTTTTGATCAAACAAGACACATACTCAGAACAATGCACAGGTTAATGACATTAACAATTACAAGTTCAGAAGAAGAAGTCTATCCACCTGTGTTCGAGTATGATGTTATGAATCCAGACGACTTTGGTCCTGGAGCCGTTATACACGGAAGAAGTCCAGAGTCTCGTATGGAACGTATGCAATCTAGAAGTCATTTTGACGCAAAAGATTTAATCGGTAGATTAGCTTCTGAAGCAAGAGCTCAAGCATCTTTCCCTGGACAACTTTCAGGAGATCCAGGTGCAAGTATTGTTTCTGCTGCTGGTATCGACGCTTCTATGGGACAGATTGACGCAAGACTTGCTTTAGCTCATAAACAATTTGAAACTTTCTTAGAAAAAGGAACAGAGATATTGTTGGCTTTTGATGAAAAGTATTGTGACGGAGAAAAAACAATTCACGGAGATGCTGCTGACAGAAAAAAACCAGAGATTTTTATACCTTCAAGAGATATAGCAGGACATTATGATAACAACGTAAGATACGGAATTGGTGCAGGAACAGATCCTTCCCAAAGAGAAATGAGACTTGCTATGAACTTAAACCAAAATTTGATTTCAAGAGAAACTGCAAGAGACGAAATGGATTTTTTAGAAGATCCTACAAGAGAAGAAGTAAGGATTGTGAAACAAAGAGTGACAGACTCTTTAATGGAAGGTATATATCAACAAGCTGCTCAAGGTAATGTTCAATTAGCAGCAGAACTTCTTAGCAATATGGGCAAAGAAAATGTCGATTTAAATGAAGTAGTAAGTAAACTTTTAGAGAATTTGCAACAAGAACAACAAGTTCCAGAACAACCTGGTTTACCTCAACAACAAGGAGGATTACCACCTGAAGCTGCGAACTTGCCTTCTCTTGGTGCATTAGGCATAGGAGGATAAATGAGTGACGGCATAAGTCAGATTACTGATTTAGGTGGATTACCTTACGGCGAAAAAGAAAAAATAGAAGGTGAAGCGGCTGAGAGTGGTATGTCTCTTGGTATGCAAGGAGATACAAATGTTCCAGGAACGCCTGCAAGAATTGCACCTGTGCCTCAAGAAAGTTTTAATGTAGGAAATGTTTCTGATTATGTAGCTAATGCTGCTAATCAAGGTGGATTAGCAAGTGACGGACTGCCTTTTGGTCAAGGTATGGGTCCAGCTGCTCCTGAAATAACAGAGTTAGAGCAGCAGAGAAAAAGCGCAGTAGATAATGCTTTAGAAATTTACGCTAATACAAAAATCCCAGCAGTAAGAGTTGCCGCAGCCAAAATAATTGAAGGAGCGGTTATATCTCAAATGCAGGGTGACGATGAGTGATTTAGAAAAAAGATTAGCCGAAGACTCGAAATATAAACAAGAGGAACAAGAGTATGACGGCGTGTTGGGTTATAACTTACCTACACCAAAAGATTTAACAAAATATTACACTCCTTCTGGAGTTCCTAATGTAGAGAGATACGAAAAAGCAATTTTACATACTAATGGTGAAGTTCCTTCACAATGGGTTTTAGATTTAACTCCTGATGAAATAGATGAGTTAAATTCTTATAGTCCTGATTTTATAAACGAACTTCCTAATGTAGTTGATAAATATGAAGCTATTTTTGATGTAGAAAATGACATAACTGAAACTGCTGCAAGAAGAGCTAAAACTAGAGTTAACGCTCCAAATTGGGGAGCAGCTTTAGGTGCTGCAGCTGGAGTAGTTGTTCCAGGAGAAGAGCCAAAAGATTTTGAAACTGAATACAACAAAGCTTTAGATGAAGTAACTCAAGAAAAATTAGGAGAAACTTTGTCTATGTTTGAAACTGAAGCTGAAGCTATGGAGACTGCAACTAATGAAAAACTTCCTAATAATGTTCAAGAAGGAACTTTAGGAACATTGTGGAACAAATTTAAAAACGGATTAAGTAATCAATATAAAACAGGAGTGTTTTTAGGTAATGCTGCTTTTAGGCCTAACTCTCTTGATCCTAATGATGTTCCAGAAAAATTAACAAATACTAGAAATGCAATTACGGCAGCAGTATTGACTGGTAAGTTTTTAAGTTATGCAGCAACTAAGGTATGGGGACAAGAAGATACAAATCAATTAAACGCAGACGCAGAAGGAAGACAAGTTGCAGAATTACAAGCTGCAAGAGATTTAACAATTAAACAATTTAAAACAGTTAGTGCAAGTAAAACTTGGGAAATGGCTATGCAGTCTGATCCTGGTCTCGCTACCGAAATACTCAATCTCCCTTTTGTGCAAGGTGATGTCCAGAAAGCTCAGGCCATTTTTCAAGTTATGAACGAAGCAAATAGTCCTGAATTATTAGATGCAAATAACAAATACATAGAAGCTGTTTACGATGTAACTGCTGATCAAGTTAAAAAAATTGCGTCTGGTGAAGACACAATAGGTGAAGCTTTAGTTAATGGATTAGGTTGGTATAGCAAGCATATTGTAGGAAGTATTTCAACTTCAGCTTTTCTTTTTTCAACAGATGAGGGTAGAAAAATGGCTGCTGAATTTGGTTATGGCGAATCAATTAAAAAAATGGATTATAGCCCTGCCGAAGTTCTTGGTATGAGAGGAACATTTACAGGGTCAATGATTGACATAGGAACAAGTTTTGGATTTGATCCAACTGTGTGGTTGCTTACTCCTGCTACTGGAATTAGAGCTGGAGCAGTAAAACAATTTGCTCACGCAAAATATATTAAAGGTTTTATGAACAAAGGTATTGGTAAAACTTTTGCAGATGACTTGTATAAAATTTTAAGAGACGGAACTAAATTACAAAAAAGAAAATTGCTCAGAGATTTTGGTGATGTAAATCAAGCTAAATTAAGAAACACAGTTAGAGATGACATTGCTAGAGGTAACGCTGAGACAACAAGTGAATTATTTTACAAGCACTATACAGATGCTTTGTTGCAAGGAGACAATCCTTACATTTTTCATAAAACTGCCTGGAATAGTTTTAAAGCAAAAAGAACTGCGCATCTTGTAGAGAAAGCTGCTAAAGGTGACGGTAAATCATTAAAAGCTTTTAGAAAACTTCTTACTGGTAAAAACATATCTACAAAAGTTAATCTTGCAGGCCCAAATGCTAAACGTTCAGTTATGGACGCAATAGAGTCTATGATTCAAGGAACTAAGTTACCTGAAGAAGATATTGTTAGTTTGTTAAATGGTTTAGAAGATAGTTTAGATGAGTTGTTTGAAGTTACATTAAATCAAGGAACAAATTTTAATAGTAAAGCAGTTGCAGCATTAAGAGTTCAATTAATAAATCAATCTGATCTAATTAATTATTTTGAAATGGCTTTAGGTAAAAGACCTAGAAACATAATTAGAAATTTAGATAATCGTACTACTGCCTCTGGTCAGAGTGTTAGAAACTTAGAGTTAGATGAGATTGGTGAAGGAGTTAAGAATCTTGATATGCCTAAATTTAGTTATCAAGGATTAAGTCCAATTATTAAGAAAGCTGAAGCAAAGTTAAAATTATTAAAGAAAAGTGGTGCAGCTGAAGACATTATTGAGAGACAAGTTTCTTATATTAGCAAATTAAAAGAAAATAGAAAAGCAGGTATTGTGAAACCTGCAAAAGGCACTAAACAAGGTGAAATAAAAACATACGATCAATTTCAAACTGAAGGTATTTTATCTGATGAAAATTTCTGGAGAGGTAGTGCTAATAAAGAATTTATGCAACAGTTGCTAGATGATGCAAATGAATTAGCTGGACTTGTTTCTGGATCAAAAGAATCAATTGCAGCATCAGCACAATTTACTAAATTCTTAGATGACTTTTATGTAAAGTTAGATGAGATTTTAAGCGGAACTTTAAGAGGTAGAAACTTTGAAGAAGTAGGTGCGCTAGTTCAGAAAACACATCATCAACTTATGAACAAGTTAGACAACATTATGAAAGAGTATGACACAATGCTAAACACTTCGATTAGAGGAGAGCAACAACGTGTTATGGTAGATGCTTTAAATAATATGGTTGTGAAACTGGGTTGGCATAAATACAAAAAATTTCAAGGTGGTTGGTATGAATTAGTAAGTGCTGGAGATAAAGTTTATGATCAAGCTAAAGCAGTTGCTAAAGGTGCTATTAAAAAAGATAAATTAGAAGTTCTTAAAGATCACCCAAATGCAGTTTGGGTAGAAAATCCAATAAAAATTAAAACTAACAAAGAAGGTGTAATTACTGCAATAGATATTGATTGGGCAACTATTAAGATAATGATGAATTATCAAGATGAGGTTGGTGCAGCTTCAGCAGTTCTTAGAGGTCAATCTAAAATTTTTGACAAACAACAAGGAACTAGATTTCTTTATAACGAAACTGAAGAAGCTTTTATGGCTGCTGGAAGACAATACGATGCTCAATTAATTCGTGATCTTAAGAAAAATTTTAGATTAAAAAGCGACATACCAGATGAAGAAGTTATAGCTTATGTAGAACAAGTTAGAGATTTAAGGAGAACTACTAATCAAGTTGTTGAAGGAGAACTTCCTATTAGTCCTTTGGAGTTTACTCTTATCAATTCAGCAGTTGAAGGCAACAATACTATTAATTTGTTTAGAAGATTAAACGAAAAATGGTGGTATGAAGCATTAGAAAAATTTCAAAGAACTTGGGCTTTTGAAAAAGTTATGAGACCTTCTACTGCTTTCGTTGCAGCTTTTGATGAGTTGTTCTTTTACAAATCTATACACGGTTGGAAAGGAACTCGTAAAGATTATTTTTTAAACAGAGGTGTAAGAAAAACACTTAGAGAAATTAGAAAAGCTGGTGGTGTTGATAAAGCTATGAATAATCCAGCATTAGCTGAAAAAATAAATGAGTGGGTTTATAAAGCTATGGAGAGACAACAAAAATTACCAATAGAAATTGCCCAGAGGTATAAAATCGGTTTTGATAAAAATGCCCCTGTGGAATTGCTATCTAATACAGATGCAGGTTTTTTCCAATATGCTCAGCAACATATAGACTCATTACTTAAAGATTACGGTTTCCAGCAATATGCTCAAGTAATTGACAAACTTAGAAAATTAAAACCAGGTAAAGAGTTAACTCAAAAACAAATAGATGATATGTTTCTTAAAGGTGAAGACGATTGGGCTAAATGGTTTTCAACATCAGACGCAGATTATATAAAAGGACTTAAGCTTTATGGATATAAGCAAGGAGAAAGTGCTATTAATACTGTTTATGTAGGTCTAAAAAAGAATCCTGTGCCTCATCAACATTATTTAACTAATTCAGAAGAAGCTTGGAAGTATTATGATTCACTTAAAAAATGGTACACACTGGGAGTTCCTGCTAAGCACGCAGATGATGTTTGGAACTCTTTTATAAAAGCAGCTTTAGAAAGAACTAGAAAAGGTGGAAATCTTAATGCTTTACCAGATCAAAAATGGATAGGACGAATTAAAGTTCCAGGAGTTAAAAAACAAAATGGTTTCTTAGGTCAAAAAAATAAACTTATGGCTAGAGAGTCTTCATTAATGGAACAAATGTTTGGTAATCCTGCTTGGAATAGGGCAAACTTGTTTGCTAACAAAGCTCACGCAACTAGAGCTGAACAATTAAAAGCATTGTTTAAATCTCAAGGAAAACAAATTGTTAGAGCTGAAGATATAGGTGAAGGATTTGGTATTGCTACTGAAGCAGTAGATCCTAGATTTCAATCAGATATGTGGGGTATGTCGTATTTTGATCAACAATTATTTGATGCTGGTTATGTTACTGACAATTACATAAATGCTTTAGCTGCTGATTACGCAACAGGTGAAATAGACGATATGATGTTAAAGTTTCATATGTCTACACCAATAGGTAGAGATTTTAGATTTCTTGCTCCTTTCGGTGGGCCTTGGTCTGATTTCTGGGGAAGATATCTAAAAGATTTAACTAGACGTAGTCAACTTAGAGGTAATTGGTGGGCATTTACAGATGAACAAACTGCAGGTAATTTTGTTAAAAGACGTTTAGCTGATACGCTAAATCACCTTCCTAATTTAAGAAGAGCTAGCTATATGTCAAGAATTGCTAATGCAGAATTAAAAGGAACAATGCCTAATCCACTTGCAGGAGCAGGACTTGGAGAAGAGAGAATACAAGTTGATTTTTCACCAATAACTTTTTTGCCTAACGGCGATAGTCCAATGTTTGCAGTTAATCCAATTGGTGGTGTCATACCAATTGCTTTAATTGGTGCTGCTATGAACGTGTTAGATAATGATGCTTACTTTGAATTACAAGATACTTTAGAAGATTTGTTTCCTTCTACTACTTTCTTTCCTCCAGAAGAACAATGGAAAAATGACGGCTTAGGAACTTTAGGTAGTTATATTGCTGGCGGTGGTGTTCTTAATCAAACATATAGATCAATGGATTTTGTGCAAGAAGCTTTAGGTATGCACGAAGCGCCGCAATCAATAGCAGATGTTCCTACACAATTAAAATATGGAAGAACAGAAAATAATTATCTTTACGACAACACAGACATTGTTTTGAATATGCAAACTAATTGGGAAACAATTGGTGATTTTCAAGACTATGCAAATTCAATTGCTAAAGATGCTAGAAATAATGCAGCTTTATCTGCTGGTGCTCAAGGAGTAATTAGACTTGGTGTTCCTACTAATGTTAAATTTACAACAAGATATACAGACGTTGCAGATAACTGGATTGATTTTGCTAATCAAGTAGGAATTTATGAAGATGTTGTGAGACCTGAATCAAGAGAACTGTTAAAAAATAATCCTTATAACGAAAATAATAAAGTACAAGTTTTAAATGATATAAGAAAATGGTGGTTTAGATTAGGAGATACTACTGAAGGTAGAGCGCAGCAATTACTGTTAGCTAGACAATATCCTCAAATTTATTCTATGACTATTCCTGGTTATACAGTTACAGAGATAGGAGCAAGACTTCTTCAACAACTTGAAGGAAAAATTTATAACGAAGGTGAAGTTTTTAGAACTGGAACACAAGATAACTCAAGCCAATACAAAGACTACTTAGCAAACGGATTAATAGAAGTTAGATTACCTGATGAGAAAGTTAAACATATGATTAACGAAAACGCAGGTTGGGTAGTCAATGCCGTTCCTGTTATTTATGATCGTATGGCTGAAGTTGTTAATCAAGGTTTAGTAGATGTAGCAGGAATACTTGGAGAAACTCAAGGTATGTCTTCTGCTGAAATATTATCTAATGCTGATATGAGAGAATATTATGGAATAGAACTTGCTTCTGCAGACGTTAAAAATATAGAAGATATATCTAGTAAGTTTACAAATAGATTATTTACACCAGAAGAGTTAGGTCCAGAAGTAACTGGATTAATACAAGAAGTGTTAGCTGGAACTGGATATGAAAATCCTGTTAACGGTTACTATTCTCCAATAGAAATAATTCCTTATTTATATGCTGCACAAAAAGCGGGCAAATTAAATCCTGCTTATGTCTTTTCTTCACAAGATTCAGATAGTCAGCAATTTAACAAAGGTATGCAACTTCTTACAGGCCTAACTAAAGCATCAACATTTTGGGACGAAGATATAGACGGACCTCAACAATTAGAATTTTTAAAAAGATTTGAAAACAAAATGTACGCTTTAAATGAGTTGTGGGAAACCAATGACGGACAGATTGCTAACAACCAGGAAATTCAAGATTTAGTAGATGATGTATATGAAACATTTACAATTTTTAATCACATTATGGGAGACATAAATTCTTTTGAAGGTAAAGACATTATGAGTGGAGAACAATGGTGGAACTTCTTTATTAAACCTAAATTTAAAGCTTTAGACTTAGAGTGGAAACAACCTGTACCTGCTGAAGGTTCAATACAAGATCAGACTTTTTCTGTGACTTTAGCTGACGGAAGTATAGATGCAAAGTTTCAAACAATTGCAGCTTCTAAGCCATTTAAAGCAGTAAAAGTTAATGCAAGTGCTAGTAATGTGCCTGACGGAGACACAATTAACTCAATGTATAGCGCAAGTGATACAGAAGCAATTCGTGTTATAGGAATTATGGCTTACGAAATAGGAACTAATCCAGTAACAAATCCAGAAGAAAGAGAAATTGCTATACAACAAAAAGCATTTTTACAACAATTAGTTGATAGATATGAAGGAAGACTTTATTATGTTACAGATTCAAGATTTGGTAACGACAATAGAAAAGATCCATACAACAGAGTTTTAGGTTGGTTGTATGTAGAAAATGGTATTAATGGAGATTTAGCTGACGGCCAAGGAGAATACTTATTTTTCTCAGATCACTTCAGCCCAGCAGATAACTATTATACTTTAAACAGAGATGAGCCATTTGCTTCTGTTGAAACTAAAAAATCTGATAGAAGTGTATGGGATTTAGGTAATTTTATTGATAAGATAAAGGTTGATGATTAATGGCTAATAAAAGAAGAAATCCATATGAAAGTTATCCGCAAGAGATAATATCTCCTGATGTTATAGCTGGATATACAAAAAAATATTTAGACAAATATATGAAAACTAAAGTTGGAGGCGAACATTTTATGCCTTTGTTGTTTTCTGTGATGCACCACGAATCAGGTGGTATGAATAAATGGATAAAAGCTTCAGGAACTGAAGGATCTTTTGGTTTATTTCAAATTAATTGGAGAGTTCACGCAAAAGATATTGTAAATAATTATCCTCAATTTAAAGCAGCTGGTATTCAAGATATGGATATTAGTGAAATGGACGAAAATACTTATGCAGATTTAGTAGAACTAATAGGTGATTTAGATTTTCAATTTTCTTTTGCGAAAAGGTTAATGGACAATAGAGATGCCAAAGGTCAAAATATATTTGCAGATTGGAACGCTTATAACGGTGGAGGATATAAGCAACATTTTGATAATTATGTAAATGTTGTTCAACCTTATGAAAATATGCTTGATGAAGATTTATTAAATCTTGCTAACAATTATACATCTGGTCCAGTTAATCCTCCTGGTAGTGATCCTATTGGTGGAACAGACCCAGCAGATACAAATATTATTAGTGGTCAACCAACAGATCCATTGGAAAAATGGAAACAAATTAAACAAGCTTATGGTGGTCAATTCTATGATTATGCAAATGATCAATGGATAGGTGATTATCAAAATCAATCAGGTATAAAACAATGGGAAACAATATTTCAAGTAGGTTTAAAAGGTGATCTTAATACAAGCTATGCAGATTGGTTTGCAAACTCTGCAGATGACTTTAACGGAACATTAGACAAAGCTTGGGGATCTATATCTAATCAAGAAGGATTTTTTAATCCATTTCAATTAGGTGCTTTAAGAGGTGCTCCAACAATGGCTGATACTGTAAAGATAGCCGTATATAACAGATTTTTACGTTCAGCATCTAACGCAGGTTTTAGCGCTAGTGTTGCTCAATCTATGGCTTTGCAGCACTTAGCAAATCCAATTGCAATAGATCGTATGAACAGAGCAGTTGGATATGGTATGGAGAGAAACTTATCAGTTGAAGAATTAATAAATATTGTATCTCACGATATTTCAAATTATCAACACGAACAAGATCGTAAAGATTGGGCATTTAGAATACCTGATTATCAAGATACTACTGCTCAAGAAGTTGCAAGTTTAAACGAAAAAATAAATACAAAGGTAAGTTCTGTGTTACTTCAAGATTCACCATACTTAACTGATGAAATTAGAAGAGCTTATACAGATTACAAGATTATTAATCCTAATACACAAGTTTCCATAGAAGATTTCTCTATGCCTTTTATAAAACAAACTGATAGGTATAAGAGAATATATCATCAGAAACCTGCGATGTTTTCACCAGAACAATACATTAATCAATATGTTCAAGGTGTAGGAAGTGTTATGGCCCCTGGAGATTCAAACTATCAAGAAATGATTGCTAGTCAGGCATCTATGGGCGGAACTGCACAAGAAGCGCAAACAGGTGCTTTCTTTGGAAGTGCTAATGTAGGATTAGGAGATACATTTAGAAATAAAGTGTCTTCTTTAGGAGAAAGAGTAGGAGCGTTGTTTAATAGATAATGGTTAGAAGAAATATTAGAAGACTTACTTTTGATTTTGATCCAACAAGACCAGCTAGTGAAGTCATAAAAGAAATACAAGAAAAAGCAGTTAAAGAAGCAATTAAAGCAAAAGTAGAGGAAGCTCCTAAAGGAACTCCTGTTGCTAATATTGTACAAGAATTTAAAGCTCCAGCTCCAGTTTCAGCTCCAGCTCCAGCTCCAGTTGCTGCAGCTCCAAAATCTGATCCGCCTAATACTAGATTTCCTCAAAGGCCAGAGCCAGCTCCAGCTCCAGCTCCTGAGCCACCTAATAGAGTATTTCCTCAAAGGCCAGAGCCAGCTCCAGCTCCAGCTCCTGAGCCAGAGCCAATAATTGAGCCAGAGACAATAATTGAAACTGAAGAAGGTAGTGCAACTGATGAAGAAGTTAATGCAGTTTACCAAGGAGTCTATTTTGATTTTGCTCCAGGAATTGATCCTCAAGATGTTATAGCTGACCCTGAAGCTTTTGAGCCAGAAGAAAGAAATCCTTATCAAGCTGCAATAGAAGATATTGGATTTATTCCTCCAACTCCTGGTCAAATTTACGGAGATGAAGATGCAGTTGATATTGCTGGAAATCCTGTTAATACTTCAAATACTTTACTTCCAACACCTCAGCCATTAGTAGAATTAACTCCTTACGCTCAAGGTGGAACTTGGTATGCAGTAACAGGTTATCCTGGATTGCCAGTAGCTTACTTTGTGGAATATACACTTCCAGGTGGAAACAAAATTTACTACTACGCAGATAGAAAAGATTTAGATACGCTAGAAGGTATTGGTGCAGGCAAAGAGCCGCCAATAGTTGGAACTGTATCTTATAGCGATTTTAAACAAGGAAGAATACCTGGCGGAAGTATTTCAGATGTTGTGGGAACTGAAGAACATTATTCAACAAGAGTAGAGAGAACATTAATGGCTCCTACTGGTGACTTGTTGTTACCAACTTGGGCTAATGATGATCCAGAAATAAAAGATTTATTTTATATCGCAGTAGCAGAGAATTGGAGTGACACTAAGTTTTTAAGAGAGATGTCTAAGAAAAATTCTTTTAAAGAAAGATATCCTGCTTTTCAAGATATGCTTTCTTTAACAGGAGGAGATCACGCACAAGCTTTAGTTAACTATCAAGGATACGAGCGTAAAGTAAGAGAGCTAAATAACAGATACGGAGAATCTGCTGATGCTCAAGCTTTAGCTGCTGAAGCAATTAAAAAAGGTTTTACTCTTGATGATTTACAAGCAACCTACGATATCTTTGAAAGAGCAGAACAAAACTCTGATGCTATGCTTGCTTTTCAAAAAGTAATTAATGCACAAGGATTAGATTTTGATTTAACTAGCCCTCAAGGAATTGTAGATTTCTTTAAAGGAGCTGCTCCTACTGAGATTTATGATCTATACGAAGCAAGTTCTATTACAGAACAAGCGTCCAAATTAGAGCTAAATGACTTGTCTGTGGAAGAAGCTTTAGAGATAGCTAGGAATACTCCTGGACAATTAACTAACCAACAAGTCTCTGCTGCTTTACAATCAGCATCACAAACTCTTTTAAGATTCAGAGAGTATGTTGACTTAGGTGCTTATGGTTTAGACGCAGATCAGATTATAAATCTATCTTTAGGATATAAAGAGCCAGGCGGTATGACTGAAACAGAACTAGCTACTGCTTTATTTAGAATTTATGAAAAAGATGAGAACTTACAGAATTTAGCTTCTGGACTTGCTGGAAGTAAAAGTTTTCAGCAGAAAGATAGACAAATCCGATCTATTGGTTAAAATTGGTAATAACAAGAGATTACTCAAACCTCTTGTTTGAAATAACTGGCTTTGAGTTAAGACAAGTATAAGAATACCACTCGATCCCTATAAGAGTGTGTAGACATAATAGGAGTAATAATGTCAAATGAACAAGGAGCTGGTTTGTCTAACGAAGAATCAATCCCAAATTTACGTGAAGCTTTAGATAAAGCTAAATCGGATAATAGTACGTTGCAAGAGCAATTCAACCAAGTATCTGGAGAACTAAAAGGTATGAAAGCTAAAGAAGTTTTCAGAGCTAGTGGTTTTCAAGATTCTCACGCTGAATTATTTCTTAAAGCAAATCCTGATGCTGAAATCAATAATGATACAGTTTCAGAATTTGTAACATCGTATAACTTATCCCCTCAAAGTGCACCAGTAGAGCAATCTGCTGGCTTAAACGATATGGGTCAAGTTGCTGATAATGCAAGTCCTTCTGTTGTTGGAACACCTGAAGGTGGAAAAATGACAAAAGAACAATACAAAAAATTACAAGTAAGTGATCCAACCGCAGCACACGAAGCGTTAATCCAGGGCAAGGTAGAGATGAGAGACGATAATTACGTAGCTAACCAGACTTTTAATCAATAAAAGAAGGGAAAGTGACAAATGGTCGACTTTACAAGTAATGATACGAATACCACTACGTATAATGATACTGTTTACGCAGCTATCATTAACGATGATATTCTAGATGCTTTACAAGCAGCCGTTGTGACTCCTCCACTTTTAGCAATGTTCGATTTATCAGGACAACCGTCTAAAGCAGTAGATATTCCAATAGCTGATGCTGAATCAGCTGCTGCAGTTTCAGAAGGTGCAGAGCTTGCAAACACAGCTCTCTCAACTTCTAAAGCTACTCTTACTGCTTCTGAGGTAGGAATCATGGCTACAATCACAGACGTATTAGACGTATCTTCTATTGCGGCAACTCGTGGTGCTCAAATGAGACAAATGGGTAACGCAGTAGCTCAAAAGATTGACGTCGATATCTGTGCTTTGTTAGCTGGATTCGGTACCGCAGTAGGTACTTCTGGATCTAATCTATCACTCGCTAACTTATTCTCAGCAATTTATACTCTAGAAGCAGCTAATGCTCCTGGACCGTATGTTGGTGTATTACACCCAGTTCAAATTGCTGACTTAAGAACTGCTATTGAGGCTTCCTCTTCAGGAATCTTTACTGGCGGCGGTGTTAGATCAGGTGCTGGAGAAATTGGAACAAACACCGATACAGGTTACTTCGGTAACTTTATGGGTATTGACTTTTATCAGTCAACAAACGTTCCAACTGCAAACTCTGCTGCTGACCGTGCTGGTGGCGTATTC